CGTCGTGGGAGCGGCCATCGTGTTCGCGGTAGGTCGAGGGAATGAAGAAGTCAGCGTCGATCTTTTCCTTGGCCTGCGGCGAGGCTGCCATGCGGGCGATCTCGGCCCAAGAGATGCCGGGATAGGATTGGCCGGGCTTGTCGATCAGTGTGTAGAAAGAGCCGGGGGCGGTCAGGAAGCGGATGTCAGACATTGTGGCCACCGCTGCACTTGCCACCAGATATAGACTGCATTATTGTAATCCTTGTGTTGGGTTGCTCTCACACATCTTGGAACCTGCTCCTCCTCGGTTCCGCCTGCCTTACTTGAACCCCGGCGCGTTGGTCTCACGCCGGGGTTCTTCTTTGTCAAAACGGGATTTCGTCGTCCAGTTCCTGCTTGATGCTTTCGCGCTTCTGTTCATCCAGCGGCTTGCGGGCCTGCTCAAACGGATCGGCCTTGCTTTCGACCGTGTCGAAATCGTCCATGCCGCCGTCGCCATAGCGGGCTTCGGTGACCTGCACCGCGTCCAGAAGCAGGCTGATGCCGCCGACGCCTTCAGGGTCGATCACAGCCACGGCCCATGCGCGCACGGTGCCTTTGGAGCCGCCCCAGAAGTTTAGATCGGCGATGGGCTGCTTTTGGCCGTCGATCACAGTGGGTGCCTTGTTGAGGGTGCCATCCTTCTTCACGCCGTTCCGCTTGGCGCTGAACTTGATGATGCCCGTTTCGTTTCCCTGTTCGTCCTTCAGCTTCTTCATGCCGAAGACCTTGGAGAACGGAGGCAGCTTAGTGTTGCGCGTGCGGGAGGCGTCATAGTGGGCGCGCATTTCATCGAACAGCGGCTTGGCCTGATCTCTGGGCATCTCGAAGTCCACGCTCCAAGCCGCGTTGGACGCGGTCTGCGCGCAGGGTTCGCTGGCCTGCTTCTGGGTGTTGAAGCGGTGGGTGCCGCTCAATTTCGGGTATTGCAGCGTGACGTTTTTCGCCAACACTTTCAGGAAGTCGGTATTATCAGCCATTGGTTTGCTCCTCTTTGGCTTGGTTTAGAAATCGACGGTCTCGGTAAAGATATCGTCGTCGGCGGTCTCGGTCTGCCAACGCGGCAGGTCGATAGTGTTAATCAGCGGCCAGCCCGTTGTGAAGTCGGAAACGGCGATGGCGTTGCTGATCTTTTGGAGGGTCTGGGTCACGACCATGTCTGCGTGTTCCAGATAGCGGTCGGTGAGAGCGTGCAGGCCGACAGCGTGAGGCGGCTCCTTCTCGACAGCGATAAAGATGAAGGTGTCGGCCTTGTAGCCAGCGGCACGCAGGGCGCGCAGGTAAAAGGCGGCCTGCACGTCGTATGCGTACTTTCGCAATTCACGCGGGAAGCCGTCTGGGCTGGCGTCGGTGGTGGTCTTCAGATCGAACACAAGGCCAGCTTCGGGCAGATAGCCGTCTGGTCTGCATTTGATCGACACGCCTGTTTCTGGGTCGATGCCGAAGAAGCTGGCTTCAGCGACAAAGGTTGGATCGGCCAGATACTGGGCCAAGACCGGATGGGCTTTGGTTGCGTCTGCGATGCGCGCGGCCAGATCGAAGTCGCCCTCGGGCAGGAGGATGACGCCATCCAGATCAGCCTCAAGCTGGGCTTTCTTCCACTTGTCACCGCGACGATCTTCCGGGCCACGGCGCACCAGATCGTCTTCGGGCTCTAGGACAAGCGCGTGGACGGCTGACCCCATAGCGAAGGCGCTGCTGGGCTTGCGGACCTTGCCCTTCCAGTGAGCCAGCGAGGTTTTGTAAACCGCTTTCACGTCCGAGGACGAGATGGCTGGGTGGGCGTGGTAAGATTGGTTGGTCAGCTTTATTCTCATTTCTTCCTCCATCCGTAATATGCGATCAGCGCCGCCTCGGCCCTGCCGTCGTCCTTCTTGCGCGCCCACAGATTGGACTGATCCGGGAACACGCTCGATGCGTATGCTCTGGATGCGTCCTTGTCGGTGGACAGGCCAAAGTGCTTCTTCCACGTCGCTGGCGGCACTTCATTCGTCGGCACGCCAGCGAAGAACAGGCAGGCCTTCATCTCGCCGTAGGCCTGCGCGATGGTGACAGCGTTCTTGATGCCGATCATCCTTGGGAAAAACGGCTTTTCGATCCACGCGCACCGCACGCTGCCGATCTCTGACAGGATCGCGCGCTTTTCCTCTATGGTGCCGGGCATGTCGTAGACGCGGACGCTCATGTCGTCAGCGTCCATGACCGCGATGGCACCTTGCTTTCCCAAATCAATGCCGATGTAGCGGGCCATGCGTCCATCCTCCTTTTTGCACTGTTGTGATAAACTCAAGATCAACACCGCATTCAGCCGCAATTCTTTTTCGCTCTCCCCTTCCAAGGCTTCCAGACGGAACGCGCCTTGCTGTCATCAACAAATTTCTGACAGCTTCTGCCTTTTTAAAGGAATGTCCGCTCAAAGCTGCTGGATGCTTTTCACATGCCTGCCACGTCCCGTGTTCGCGCTTGTGTGCGATATTTTCGACCTGTGGAACCTGTACTAAGTTTTCCGGCCTGTTGTCGTCATATTTGCCGTTGCGGTGAGCGATCACCAATCCATCCTCCAAATCACCTACAAAGGTGTCGTACACCAAGCGGCTCACAGTGAATTTTTTGCCGTTGTTGATTGCAACCCTCAAGCAGCCCTTTGAGTGGAATGGCCTTGCATACCAGAACGGCTTTTTACGCTCTGGATGCGAGGAATTGATCTTCTTACGAATTGCACCTTGATCGCTTACCTCATAGCCATGATGAGGCTCCCGCATTTTCAGCCAGACCTCCATCACGCCTCCGATCCAATCTCGCCACCGATGGCGGCATATCCTGCTGCGTCTGTGGCTGAGTCTACGTGTGCTGGGTTGGCCTTCATGCGCGCCAGCTTGAACAGCGTCATCATCACGGCCACATCGTGTGGGGTAATGTTCTTGCTGAGGTAAGCTGTCCAAAACGCCGAGACGAGGCCGAAATTTTGCTCCGCGTCGCCATGCGTTGCTGCCCGATCAACCATCACGCAATGCTTGGCCGTGTCGAGTATTTCGCCGCGCTTCATGCTGTCGCTCCTTCACTGATCCATTCTTCTTCAAACCGCAAATCTTCGATCCCAGTGATGTCCGCGATGCGGTGGCGATAGACTGCGGATGGCACGATGCGGCCCGTCATCCAGCGACTGAAGCTGGAGGATGCCACCGGAATCTGCTGTGCGACCCAGCCCAGCTTTCGGCCATCCTTGGCGCACCATTGCCTGATTTGTTTCTGAGCCATCATTTGGCGCTCTCCCTTGTTTAGATGCTTTAGGCTTAGGGTGAAAAAAAATATGCGTCAAGCGCATTTTCTTGCTTGCATGCGGTGCGGGTGGCTGTATGGTGGTCTCACGAACTAGCAAACAAGGATGACCAACATGACCATCACGATTGACTGCGACAGCTTCACCCAGACAGGCGTTTCGCAATTGGGCGACATAGAAGGCACAGTTGACTTGACACTGGGCCGTGAAACCCGGCGAGTCCGCGCCCTGAAGGTTGAGGAATACGGGTGGCTTTTCGCTTATGGGATCGAAGGCCGTTACAACACTGGCAATAAGTGGTGGAACGGATCGGTCAGAAGCGATGCCGACGGCAAAATTCACGTTCAGTTTGGCCGCTATGACAATCACCCAAAATTCAACAAAACCAACGTAAGGTTCAAGGATTGACCTTCCGGTGACCAGCCCTGCGGGGCTGGCATCCCGAAGGCCAACAAACAAACAAGGATGACCGCCATGACCGACCTGACCTCTACCAACGAATTCTCTACCATGTTCGAGGTGTTCTTCATCGATGCCCGCACTGGATGGGCTTTGGTTGAGTACACCATTGAGAACCACTACCAGATCGGAGACGCCAAGTTCGGCTACCACAAGCGTGACGCCATCGCACTGGCCAAGCAACTGGATGCCGACAAGCCCGTCCGCATCTTTGGGCGCGATGGCCGTATCCAGAAGACAATCATCGGCCACTGACAGCATAGCAAACAAGGAGACTAGCATGACCAAGACCGTAACCCTCACGCTGGAGCAGGCCGAGATCGCGCTTCAGTGCGTCAAGGAAATGGTCGCCGCGACGCAGAATGCGACACTCGGCGGCGAAGTATCCAACACCGCAGAGATCGCGCTCTATCTCAACCGCGCCGAGTTGGCCCAGCGCCTGAACACCGCCATCAACAACGCTATGAAGGAGACCAAGTAATGCGTATCCGTGACATCGCCGCCGACCTCATCGGCATCATGTGCCTCTTCGGCCTGCTCTACGCGGGCTTCCTCTTCGGCTTCGGGATGGGGTGGTGAGATGGCTGTCAGGCTTGGAGCCAACGACACCCACATCGTGCTGACGGCGCTGTGGGATTACCGCGAGACGCTGACCAACATTCCCGGCGACGTGGCCAGCCAGCGCATCGATGCCAAGATCGAGCGTGTTGACCGCCTCATCGAGAGTTACAAGAAATCATACTTTGCCTTGGACAGATTGGGGATCATGTGATGAGCAAGCAAGACCTACTAGCCTACATCGAACTGCGGCAGAGCCAGATCGAAGATCTGGAAAGGAGATACGGGACGGGTGTCCGCCCCGCATGGGTAGGGGAAGAGATCGGCATTCTTCTTCACTATCAGCGCGACGCCGAAGACCAACTGAAAAAACTGGAAGCAAAGGAATAAACAAATGCAGCAAGAAATCCTCATTACCAACCAACTGGACACTGGCAGCGCATTTGCCCTGACGGACCAGATGGAGAACGTGTTCATCCCGTCGAAGGTGATGCACAGCAAGTCCGCCCGCCCCGGCCAGAAGGTGCAGGCCATCGTCGTGCCGAATGCGACGCACGGCCACAAGACGCCGTGGATGGCCGTCACCATCTTGGATGACGCGCCGATCCAGCCGCCGCAGGCGCAGGCCCGCCGTGACACGCTGGCCGAGTTGATCTTGGAAAATCTGGATCAGGGCCGCGCCACTGTCGAAGAGATCGCCGAAGACCTGAACATGTCGGACGAGAGCGTGGCCAACAAGCTGTCAGAGTTGGTCGCGGATGGGCGAGTCGTACGGATCGCCTGCTTTGATTTGCCGGGAGACGAGGCATGATGTTCTGGCGCAAGAAACAGGAGGCCATGCCGCACAGAGACGTGCAGGCAGAGGCGGCACTCGGGATCAGCAATGCAGCGCAAGTGCTGCCGCCCAAGCGGTTCATGGACCTCGTCTACTGGGCCATCGTGGCGAACCGCCAGATCAGTGTCGAGGACATCGACGCGCTGGCCAACCGCCTGTCGCGGGCAGCTTGGGAACGGGGGCGGAAATGAAAAAGTTAGTTTACACTGGTGCTACCGACGAACAAGTTCGGTGGGGTGGCAACAGCGATCCCCGTGGTGTTCTGATCGAAGGCCACACCTATACCTTAGAGCGCACAGATGTTCATTCATGGCACACCAAGATTAAACTCGTAGGCATCGAAGGATGGTTCAATAGCGTATGCTTTGAAGACGCGAAGGAGCCTACGAAATGAGCGTAGACATGACCAACAACCGAGTGCCGTATGGCCTGCTGACCGATGAGGAAAAGGCCGCGCTGCATGAGCATGAGAAGGCGGGTGGGAAGTTTTTGTTCACCTGCGGCGGCGACCAAGACTGGGAACCGTTGAGTTCGCCAAACTGGTTAAACAGCATAAGCTACCGCACCGCCCCATTTCCCGCAAAGACCCAAGACGTAATCGCATGGGAGAAGCTGCCCGATTGGGTTGAGTGGGTGGCAAGGGATGGGGACGGCACGGTTTGCGCCTACTACGACAACGATCCATGGCTAACGGCACAAGGCGGTGTTTGGCTCACAACTGGTGGCTTTCTCCGCATCGATGACTTCCCCGGCATCGTGCAGATCGGGACAGTGGATTGGAAAGACAGCAAGCAGCGGAGGCCACGGGGATGAGCCATTGGCACTACCAACTCATGCGGCACAAGCTGGCGCGACCGAACGAGGTGGACGGGGAATACTACTACGCCATCCACGAACTCTACGAGATGGACGATGGGCCTGCATGGACCGACGAGCCTGTGCAAGTAACAGGGGAGAGCGTCGAGGACGTGCAGAAGGCGCTGATGCTGATGCTCAAGGACATCGAGAAGCATGGGGTGAAGGACTATGAGTGACGATCTGGTGAAGCGGCTGCGCGATCCGGCGTTTGGCACTGAGACAAGTGAGCGGCTGCTGATGGTTGCCGCCGCCGACCGCATCGAAGCCCTGACTAAAGAACTGGCGCGATCAACCCGCCTGATTTCCAAGATGGTTCCGCTCTCCTCGTGCGGAAACTATGTGTTCTGGGACGGGGTAGGCGACATCGAACTGGACCATAACGGGGAACTCCGAAGCCGCATCGAAGCCCTGACTGCCGAGCGGGACGAAGCCGCCCGTGCTGACGCCAAGAAGGCCGAGGCTTATGCGGAGGAGTTGGAGAAGGAGCTCAACATCTGCCGCATGGCTCAGGTCGTGATGGAGAACGGGATTGCTGAGGCGGAGAAGGAGCGGGATGAGTGGAAGTCTCTTGCAGAAGCCGCCATCAAGGATGATGCGTCAAAGAACATCTACTACGCAGAACTCAAAGCCAAGCTGGCGAAAGCGGTGGAGGCTATTAGAAACGTGGTAGAGGAATATGACCTGTTCCGCAAAAATGAATATGAACGGGGCCTGTCGCCTTTGGATGACGAAATCCATGCAGCCCGCACCACGCTGGCCGAGATTGAGGGAGAGAAGACATGAGTGACCTTCTGGAGGCGCTGTTTGCGCTTGTGCTGGGCATCGCTGGGATCGCGCTTGTCATCGGCCTTACGGTCCTGCCTTGGGCACTGGGCTGCGCCTACATGCTGGGGTGGCTTTAATGCCCCGTGACCCATCCAACAGCCCCGGTGCGAGAGCGTTGAGGCGGGCGGGCTACGTGAAGTTGCCTGCGTGGTGGGTCACGCAGGAGCAGCTTTTGCTGATCGAGTATCTTGCCCGTCAAAATCTAGAAACCATCAACAGAATAAAGGACCAAGCCGAATGGCACCGCCGAGACGAATGATTACCCGCGACATGATCCAAGCCGCCAAAGATCAAGGCTGGCATTTGACCTTAACAGCCGAACACTACGGAATGCACCGCTCTAGCATCGCAGCCGCCTGTGAGCGTTTCGGCATCGTTCTGCCGATGCACCCGTTCTCGCCGCAGCGGGTCAGCCCAAAGAGCAAGGTGTGGCTCGACATCGCTGACGGCGAGACGAAGCCCAAGGTTAAACTGTCAGCCAGCCCTGCGGCGGTCGAGCGAACCTTGCGGCGGCTTCAGAACGAAAAGCGGTTGCAGGCCACAAACTGAGCCGCTAAAACGAATTGCGAGGGGCGCAACACATCCAAGAAACCGTCACGGGTGGCTTTGTGTTGGTCGAAGATCAGACTGCGCTACGGCTTATCATCACCAGCGCGCCCCTCGCGATCTTTCATCCTCTCAGCCAGCGCCAGCACAAGGCCGCCGAACTGGCCAAATGGAATGATGGCCCGATGCTGGCCGAACCAGACAATCAGGCCATCTCTGGTCACTCGCCAAGACGCTATGGGATAGCCGTCTTTCACCCCAGCAACTTCGCCAGTGTCTTCGGGCCAGCCACGCCGTCAGCCGTCAGTCCGTTGGCAGACTGCCACTTCTTCAGGGCCGCCTCTGTGCCGGGGCCAAACTGGCCGTCAGACGGGATGCGGAGAGCGGCCTGCATGCGCTTCACGTCGTGGCCCGTCGAGCCAACGCGCAGGACGCCCGTAGAGGCCGCAGGAGCGGCGGCAGGCGCACTGGTGTCGATCTTGCCACCCAATGCCGCCATAGCCTTCGCATAGCGTGCCTGACGGTCAGCCAAGCCAATGTCGCCGCCGTTGATCTTCTTGGTCAGCGCGGCCACGTTGCCAGTATCGGCAATGGCGTTCAGCTTGTTGGTGTTCCAGAACCACAGTGCCGATGCCAGCGCGCCTTCCTTGGTCTCAACCCACACGGCTGCTTCCTCGGCGGTCATGTCGTAGTCTTTGGCAAAGCGGGTGTAGTTGTCCCGCCCGGTCAACTGCTTCAGCCCACGGCCACGGAAGCGCCAGCCATCGCCCGGCTGGGTGTTGCCCAACTTGGAGGTGCGGAACTCGTCCATGTAGACGTAGTTGGCGATCTTCTCTGGGTTCTTGGCATACTCGGCGGCGTTGCGCTTGCCGGGGCCGAAGTAGCGCGGGAACACCTTGTTCAGGGTCTCCTCGCGGTAGTTCAGGTTCTCGGACATGGCGTTGAAGTCCATGCTCTCATGCGCGCACTGGCTGATGAAGCCAGCGATCCGCTGGTCAGTCGTGATGTCGTATTTGGGCAGGGCTTTATTAAGCTCCTCGCACCATGCGTCGATTTCCTTATTCGACGGGATCATCGCGCGCAGTTGGTCTACGGTAATCAGGCTCATCGTCTATCTCCTATTCACACCACGACTGCTTGGCGTCACCATTGTATGGGCGGGCCAGCTTGGCGGCGATCAACATTTCGGCGAGGCTCTGGCGGTCGATGTAAATGTCGCCCAGCACACGGCCCCCGTATTTGTCCCATTTGAGGATATCCACCTCAATCTCGGTGGCCTCTGCGACAGCGTCTTTTGTAAAGGCGCTGGCCTTCTTGGCCAAGTCGGCTTCGGCATCGCACTGGGCGCGCGGGGCCTTCTCAGGGGTGTCGATGCCGATCACCCGGATTGACAGCTTGGGTGGAAGCGGCTCGGGGAGAAAGTCTACCGCGATCTCGACCGTGTCGCCGTCGATCACTCGGGTGATCTCATAGGCGTGAGCAGGCGCAGCCGTCAGCAGGAGCAGGGACAGCCACTTCATTTCTTCGGCTTCTTCTTCAGGATCGCACCGAGGACAGCCTCTTGCGCCATGTCTTTGCCCATGCCGCCTAGCAGATCGCCGACGTTGCCAGTGGCGGCAACTTTGATTGCAGCCTCCACCGGGTCAGGCAGGTTCACCTTGTCCAGCACAGCATCAACGGCTTTCTCCTTGGCCTTGCGACCGATAAGAGCGCCAACAACTTTCAGACCAAGTCCGATCATTCTGTGTACTCCTGTGTCGGCGGCTCATCGCCACCGCGTTGCTTGCCGTTGCCCGCAGCCATGACGCCACCAAGAGCGCCTACAATGAATGACGCAATAGGAGTTAGTAGCTCAAAGAACTTGCGGTCGTTCTCAGAGCTTTCGCCCAGCGGCTGTGTCACGAAGACCAGCGAATAGAGGATCACGAAGATGGTGCCGCCGAGGATCACGGTCAGCGCCACGCCGATGAAATAGCGCAGCTTGGCTTCCATCACGTTCGGGTCGTTCTTGCTCATTCTGAGCCTCCTGTCAGGTCGGTGGCGCACATGCCAGTGCGTGTGCAGATCGGTGGGGTGCATTCCAAGGCGGCCCAGTTGGCAGGGTCTTGGCATGGGTAACGGTAAAACCCGTCGCCAGACAAGTAGAATGCCACAGCGACTGCGGCGGCAAAGCCAAACCAGATCAGGTATTCGGTTTTCATTGCATCGGGTTCCTTATCAGGTCGTCCATCGCTTTCCACAGGTCTTCAATCTCTGCATCGTACGATTGCAGCTTCGCGTCGATGCCAGAGGTGACGCCCTCGGCTTTCTCCACCTTAGACCGCAGGTCCATCAACTCTTTCTGCTGCTCAAGGATCGTCGCCATCTGGGTCGAGATTGCCGACAGCTTCGGTGCAAGGCCACGCACATCGTTGTCTTGGATAGCTTGCTCAAGGGTTTGCACCCGGCTGACCACATCCAAGACTTCGGCAACGCTCTCTTCCACGCCCCAGAAGCGATTGACCACGTCGTAGCCGTAGTAGACCGTGCCGCTGATGCCAGACAGGACAGGAAGGGCGGCGGCGAACCACCAGCCCTTGATGTCGAAGCCCGCAATCTTCAGGCCAGTGGTCTCAGCCTCTTCGCTCACGAACCGTAGCCTGCGGCGTAGACCTCAGACAGCGTGACCGCGTTATTGCCGAGGAAACCGTTGAAGCCCAGCCCGAAGGCACTGCCCGCGCTGACGTTGATGATGTCAGCCGTGGCGGAGTAGGCCACCGTGGCACCGTACAGGTTGGTGCTGGTGTTGGCCGCGTAGGAATCGACCGCGCTGGTCATGCTGGCGTTGCGAGACGCGGCCAAGAAGGCACCAGCGTCTCTGGCGTAGGACTGCACAGCGCCGAGGGCCGAGTTGTAGTTGCTGACATCGGCGGCGCTGATCGACATGTCGTTGTTGGTCAGGACAGCCTGAACGGCAAGCTGTTCGGTCACGGTGTCGGCGTTGGCAGCCATGTTGGCGACCACCTGTACCTCCATCAAAACCGCAGTTGCGGCAACGAGGTTATCGACAGCCGAATCGAGATTGACCATTGCCTGTTCGTGCTGGTCTTGAAACAGCATTTCGGCGTTGTAGTAGGTCGCATCGATCACCCCCTGCAGGTCGGAGTTGTAGTCGAGCCGCATCTGTTCGGTGATGGCCGCATCCTGCATGACGCCAGAGGCGATGATGTCGCCGTTGCCTGCGCTGTAAGTGGCTCCGGCAGTCAGGCTTTGCGCGTTCTGAAGCTGGTCAAGGATTAATTGGGCTGACCCCTGAAGGTTGTTCATCGTTGGCTCTGCGTGAGCGGCGGAAACGCTCAGACAGAGTAGGGCCGCTGCTTGTTTCAGGTAGGACATCGGGCAGTTCCTCTCCAATGCGAAGGAAGGTGTCCCAGAAGGACTGATCTTGGGAGTATCCTATCACATAAACATGCGGATTGTCACGCATGGCCATGTAGCCTTCGCGCCCGACCAAGAGCTTGCCAGTGTCGAGGCTGTAAATCGGACATGGCGTCGATGCTAAAGCCATTGCCTTGAAGATGTCAGGGTTGTCGCACATGACCGAAATCCCGCTAACTTGCAGGCCCAGCCCGCCTTGCTCTTGCGGTGTGCCTAATAATCTTGCGTCCTTGCGGCGATTGCATTCCTGATCTTGCTCCATGCTGCCCTCGGCGCGACCGAAGATGCTGATCTGGAAAGCCTGCTGCTTCGGAATGAGGCAGCTATCATTGCCGCCGCCGCCCATGACTGTCGGTGCTGCCGCTGTCGGTACGGGCGTACTGAACGGAGCAGATCCTGAGCCGTTGTAGTTTTTCGTCTCACTGGTGGAGACGTTGTTGCTGTCGATGGTGGAGTTGGTGTTGCCGCTGTTGGTGTTCAGGTCGCCCGTGACTTGGGCGCTGGCTGGCAAGGCGATCAGTAAATAGAGCAGAGCGCCCCAAGCACATCGCGCGTCTCGCCGGAGCAGAGTAGGGCGTCTGCCGCCTCGGTCTTGCCCATGTAGTAGAGCGTCTCGGAGTTCTGTCGGATTTCGCACTGTGCGTCACCTTTTGGGCAGGCCGTCGTGTAGGCCACAGAGGACACAGTAACAGGGCCGCAGCCAGCAACCAAGAGGACGAGAGCAAGCCTCATTTGGCGAGGCTCCGCATGAGTTCGTCGATTTTTTTGTCGAGATTGTCCAGCCGCGAGATGACCCGGTTCATGTCGGTGTGCATCTCAGATCGCGTGACGTAATCCTTAGCAACTTCTTCGCGTGTGCGGTTCAGCAGGATTTGCAGCCGCTTTACTTCCTCGACATGGTTTTTCAGCACCCAGCCGATCAGGCCGAGTGCTGCGCTTAGTCCGAGGCTCCAGAGCATCTCAGGTGTCATTTAGGCGCTGCTCCTCAAAAGCGGACGACGTGAAGACGTGGATCTTACTCTGGCCGAACTCGTGCACAGCGACCTCGGTGAAGCCTCGCATGTTCCAAAGATTATGCCGAGAGACGGCGATGACGCTCGCCTTGGCGCTCGCCATCGCGGCGACCTCGACCCCATGCGGCTCGTGAAAAAGCCCGCCCGCCAAAAGGACGTCGGCCTCGACATCGGTCTCGTGGTTCCCCCACGCTAACTCAACGTCAACGCCATTCGCCTTCGCATTGCGATCTGTGAAGTCAAGACAGCGCAGGTCAGGGTCCAGCGCGATGGCTTTTGCTCCCACCATAGCGGCAGCAATGGCGGCAGCGCCGCATCCGCATCCGACATCAAGCACAGTGCGCCCAGAGAACAGCGCAGGATTGTCCAAGATGAACCGTGCCAGCGCCTGAGAGTGCCAATATGGCAGAGCGTATGGTGCGTTGTCGTTGGTGATTTGCACGGGGTAGCCTACAGACTTCACAAGCGACATGGCCTTTATCTCAGGGGCCAGCTTGAGGCTCCTGAGCGGGAAGTGCGTTTCTGTGAGAGTAGCATAGTCCACGATTAGAGCGCCCTGAACATAGGCTCTTCGCTTGGCAGGACTTCCGCGCAAGCGTTGACGAAGATCGTATCTACCGAAAGGGGGCGGATGGAGTGCGCCTTGTCCTTGGGGAAGATCACAGACTGCCCGACACCAAGCCTCTTCTCCTTGCCCTCGCAGATTGCCAGAACAGAACCCCGCACAACGGTGCAGGAGTGGGCATATTCGTGCGTGTGTTCTTTCACCTCATCCGCTGCGTGATCCGAGGTGTAGAAGGTCGCGTAAGGGCCGGGGAGTTTTAGGCTCATGATCTGCATCAGAACTCCTCCACGGTGGTCCCGACAAGATCAATGGTCGCCTCTGGCTCAGGGCGCGGCGGGTAGACGATGCTCTGGGTCTCCGGGTTCCAGTAATCGAAATCCGGTATGCAGTCGTCTTGGCACGACGTCCAGAACAACGGATCCGCCACCGGGAACTCCGCCTGAGCCACTTCGCAGACGCGATTAAAACGAGGATCGATCAGCGCGATCATGAATTGCCTCCCTTATGAACAATAGGTCACGACGCGGACGTATCCTGCGCCGCCTGCGCCGAAGGTTGCAGCACTATGGCCGCCACCCCCGCCCCCGCCCAGCGTGCCCGCGCTAGAGCTAATGCCGCCCGGCCCCGCAACGGACGCTCCGCCAAGGGTCGCTGCTATATAGTTATCCGCAGAAAGCAAGTTGGCCCCGGCCCCGCGAGTTCCTGTTATGGCCTGCGCGCCTGTCCCCGAGCCTGTTCCACCCGTTGCGCCGCCGCCTGTAGCGGAAGCGTGAGCCCCAAAGGATGACGTGCCTCCAGATGCGGCGGAAGTCGCGCCACCAGCGCCGATTGTGACTGCTTCAGTCGCTCCAAGGGCCGATGCCAGTTTACTTAGAAGCGCCGCTCCACCTGCAGACCCCCCGCTGCCAGACTGCCTCGGAGTGCCGCACATCACAAAAGGCGTGCCCGCGCGGCCAGCTTGCCCGCCACCGACGACCGTGATTTCAGAATAGATCGCGCCTGCGGGCTTGGTCCAAGTGCCAGAGGAGGTGAACTCTTGGACGTTGATTGTGGCAATGGACGAACCGTTTGCGAGAACGAAAGCCGTCGTCGCGATCTGGGTGGTGTTTGTGCCTGCTGCCGCTGTTGGCGCGGTAGGTGTCCCGGTCAGCGCAGGTGAGGCAAGAGGTGCCTTTGCGTCAAGCTGCGTCTGGATCGCAGAGGTGACGCCATCGACGAAATTCAGTTCTGTGCCAGTGGCTGTGACTTCAACACCGCCGACAATCGGGAAAAATTGGTCAGTCGTCTGATCCAGCTTGGCAACGCTAATCCACGCGTCGTTGGCTTCTGCACGGATTTTGAGGATGTCCGTTGTGGTGTCATACCACCACTGGTTCGCATATGTCGTCGAAGGCGCTGACGATCCGCTGTTGTTTGATGCGATCGCGGCCAGCGCGTTGTTAATGTCGGATCGAACATTCGCCGCCGTATCGTTGGCGATCACATAATCATGCTGTGCCATTTCATCCCCTTACGCATAGTTGCCCGTCGCACTCAGTTCGCTAATTGCAGGCGAAATGCCGGGCGCGTCCGAGTGCAACTCTACCTTAAACCGCAGCGCACGGCCATAGACATTTGCCGCCCTGATCTTGCGCCACTCAGACCATGTTGGCGATCCAGCAGGGTTGTCATTTGTGGTCGAGACATAGGCGGTCACGTTGGTGTCGTTGAAGTCTGCCCCGCCTGTCAAATCATCCCAGAGACCCGGCAAAATGTCGATCTGGCCAGCAAGATCATCCCAAAGCCCGCCTGTGGTGTCAAAGCGGCTCAAGAGCATGTCTACCGTTACGAAGCCTTGCTGCGGCGTTGTGCGGTCGATGATGTTGGCGAAATAATATGTCCCATCTGTCACGGTGTAGGTAACGCCAAGCGCATCCCACTGGCCGGAAAGGCTGTCGATGTTGCCTGACAGGCTGTCAAAGTTCAAAACGCTGCCAAGGCGAATCTGACCACCCTGCAAAACCACGTTGTCTTTGGTTCCAGTGAACGTCGGATCTTCATCGACAGTGACAACTGTGGCGCGGGCCGTGACTTCATCTGCCGTGACGACAACTGCCGTCGCATTCACAGACTGCACGCCCGTTTTATCGACGGCCTTGATGAGATATGTCCCAGCCTTCGCAGGCACGCTGGCTTCGGTCGAAGGCCGTGCAACCTTTTCAACATAGGTCACAGAGCCAGCCCAAGTTGCGCCAGAAGTCTCCTTTGCATGCCGGATGATGTAATAGGACAAGTCCAGATCGGTGACAGCCAGCCAAGACAAGTTGATGCTGTCGCCGTTCACCTCGGCGGCAAATCCTGTCACATCCTGCGGCGGCTGCGAAAGACCTTCGACCTTATAGTTACTGCGTGTTGTCCAATCGCCCTTGATGCCGAAACCGTTGACTGCACGCACGCGGAAGTCATAGATGCCGTCTTCGATGTCGTTGATCTCGAACAGGCCAAGTTCGCCATATCCGCCGTCCCGCCAAGCAGTCTCCGACGACTTTTTAAACTCCACCTGCACATAGTCGATGAAGGCAGCCTGCGAGGACGTGCTGACCAGCGAAACAACGTTGGACAACTTTTCGTGATAGACCTGCAAGGCATCCGAAACAGACAGGCCGAGGATCGGCACGCTGTTGTAGTCAAGCAGCGTGGTGTTGTTCGAGATGATCTCAAGCTCTTCCGCATCCCAATCAAACGCGGCCTCAGACGTTTCGCGCAAGACCAGAGCAACCCGCAGGCCGCCGCTGTCAGAGATCACAAGCCGCCAAGACGCGACCTCAAACTCCTTGGCCGACCAGCCATAGCGATCAATGGTCAGATCAATGATGTCGCCAACCTCAACGCCGAGAGCGGCAAGCCCAAACTCGGCACTGACCGTCATCTGCTCACGCGATCTGAACAGCTTTTGCTTTGCCAAACGCTGGGCGCGGGCCGAATTGGTGACAAGGTTCAGGCCGACATCAAGGGTGTTCTCCAAGCCGCCGTCTTCGGCAAGGAACACCGAACTGGTAATGGCCGGGAAGTCGGTTTCGATCCAATCGCTGGACGCATCGATGAACTTGCCCGTGATCCTGTTGAAGTTGTCCCGGCGCGAAAGGCGCGTCGGCATGGTGATGCCAGATCGGAAGTCATCCAAGGTCAGAGATTTCACGCTCGGGCTGTAGACGCCAACCTTGGCCTTCCACACGCCGCCAGAGAAAAACAGCGCGCCGTTGCAGGCTTCCATCATGTCGGCCAGCGCGTTGCCGATGGTGCTTTCTGCGCTGATGACACCATCAATCGTGTAGCGTGCCTGCGTGCCACCGCCAGACAGCGGGATGGCATCTTCGCAATCGTTTGCGGCGGCTGAGAAATAAGTGTCGTCAACAGACTGATCGTTCAGTCCATAAGCTGACGTGATATAATCGCGGATCACCAAGGACGCGTTGTTATCATACCCGGTGGTAGAGGTTCGCGGGTCGTACACCTTCTTGCCGCTCACGATGGCCGTAAAGGTAGGCATGCCGCCGCTGAAGATATCCTGATCGTATTCTATGCGGACATAAAGGTAGGCGATTCCTTGGCCGACGAAGGTGCTGGGAAGGCCGCATTCTGCGCTGATCGTGTCCTTCAGGTTCGTCGATGCGTTGGCGAAGTTGTCCTGCCAGTTAGTCTGTGCGCCGAGATGCTTTAGGATGCGGATTTTGCCGCCCCACCGAGTGCCTTCCACATAGCCATTGGCGTCCAGAGAGACGACCTCATCGTTGACGTATACATCACCGATGGCCTGCACCTCATGCCCTGCAACGGCGACGACCATGTGCAGCAGCTTGTTCGATTCACCAGTGGTGTCCATGTAGGTGATGATGCCGCCCTTGCGGACCTGCCCATAGACATATTCGTGAGCCGCTGCGGCCTGCCGGGCATTCAGGAGCGTGCCACTGTTCTCAGCGCCGGCGCCGACCTTTGGCGAGAGCTTGCGAAGGGCAAAAGATGTCAGAGCCGTCGTGACAAGGGTGCCAACAGCCCATGCGCCGACCGACAAGGCCGTGCCGAACACTGTGACAGTCGTGGCCGCAGTTGCCGCCGATCCGAGGATGGCCGCGCCGATGGTGACAGGATCACGCGGGGCCGCGTCCCAGCTTGCATGGCGCATGACGTTGAACGGATGAAGTCTCATACCCATGCCCCTTCGATCTGGCTTATCGGGACGTATACCACATCTTCGGCCCCGACAAAAACAGCCCTTACGCCCAAAGCCACCCCAAAGGCATATCCAGTGAAATATTGGCGGTCAGCCTTCATCACAACCAGTGCGCCCTTCGGTGGGAAGCCTGTCACCCGTTTCAGATTGGCGTCAAGTGCTGCGATCAGATCGCTGGAGCCAAAGTGGTCCATCATCAATCTGGCCGCCGCCTTTGGGCTTAGTCCTGCATACTTCCCGATCACCTCGTCGGCGTAGCCTTTGCCACGCATCGCAGCCCACGCGCCGTTGGTGAACGTCAGGCAATCATGCTTCCCCAGCGCAAACTTCTTGCCGCGCTGCTCCTTAATGTATCTGGTCAGGAAATCTTGCGGCCCCATGCGATCTCTTTGTCCTGAAGCTGCTCGACGTAATCGAAGAAGGTATCAGTCGGATAGCGCAGCTTTTGGCTTTCTGATGTGTAGCGGCGGATGTTGGGCCGCTGCAATGTGACCAGCTTGCTCTCGACTGTCAGTTCAATGGTGGCCCGCGATCCGTCCTCTTGCAAGGTCATCACGTCCATAAGGCCAGCGAACACTTCCACGAACTCGTCAACGCCAGACACGCCGAATAGGACACGCGCAGAGCGCCCCTGATATGGTTCCTGTAGCGCCAAGCTGACCAGAGATACATCGACGCCGGAAAGCGTCAGGGTGATGCCCTTGGCGCTTAGATCTGCCACCTCCTCAATGCCGCTGATCGACAGCAAAGTGCCTGCGCCGACATAGGTCTGGCCGCCGATGGTCCTCTCGCCGAACCCCGTCCAGAGCCGCACTGGCGCTGTGCTGAAATTGAGTTCGATGGCGTAAAACAGTTCAACGCTCTCGCCCGCCAGCGCGCTCAGGATTGCTGCTGGAACTGTGCGGCTCATCCGATGGCCTCCATCGCGCTGAAGCTGATGCCGTAGATCGATGCCTCGTTCACCGACCATTCAGATTCATTGGTGGCAAGCCGCCAGCGACCGACAGCATCTTGCACGACAACTGCGCTGCCGTTGACGGGCGCGGTCCTGATGCTGGGCCACAGGGTCACAGTCGCATTGCCGTCGCTGTCGGTGTCAGCATCGATTAAAACCTTGTGCAGCGTTGCCGACGATCCGCTGCCAAGCTGGATGTAGTCTCCAGCCTTCAGGTAGCCCGTTTCGCTGGTCTGGTCGCTGGTGATGTTCAGGTCTTGCCCGGTCTGCGACCCGCCGTTGACCGTGACTGTATCAGTGCCGCGTGCGGTGCCGCGTGCAATGCAACGCATGGGATCGCCCATCGTGAACGTGCCGAACTGGCCGCGTAGGCTGACCAACCAAGCGATCCATTGCTCTGCGTCTGCATACTTCATCGGCGGCAGTTGTATGTCGGCCTGCCACATCTGGCCCGCGCTTGCCTGCGCCTGCCCGGTGAATGTGAACGGGCTGCGCTCAACTGCAACCGCGTTGACAGCGCGCAGGCTGGTTCCCCTGATGCGCGTGTGCGACGGAAGGCTGAGAGGATAAGAAATTGCCATCAGTAGCCCATCCCATTGACGCTGCGCCGCTGTGCATCGAACACGGCGGCCTTGGTGCTTTCCACGATCTTCGGCAGCATGGCTTGAATTTCAGATCGGCTTACGCCAGCGCCGAAGGTGATATTTTGCGTGACTGAAACGCCGCCGCCGCCATTGACTGCCGCTTTTGCCTGCGGCACTGACAGCACGCGTCCTGCGCTCGAAGGCACAAACAACTCGCGGCCATGCTCACCCACGACCGAAGGCTGACCAGCCATAAGCGCACCGCCTGATGCGCTGCCTGTGATGCCAAGTGCGCCTCCGATTGCACCAAGCAGGCCGGAGCCTCCTTTTGTCGCGGTTGCAAAAGAGCCAACAAGGCGCTGGACAACCAGAACCCGATACAGTTCTTTGATAATGTCGGCGGCCATAGACTTGAAGGCATCCTTGGCGCTCATAGTGCCATCAACAATGCCCATGAATGAGTTTTCCATCGACGACTGAATGGTCGATGAGATGCTTTCAAACTCTGAAAGCGTCAGGCCAAGGGCTTCAACCTGCGCTTTGTAGGCTTCCAAAGCAGCTTTAGATTTTTCGCGGGCGGCAGTTGATCTGCCCTGAGCCTTTGTATTGTCCTCAATGACAATGGTTTCCAGTTCGATCACTTCGGTTTGATCTTTGTGGGCATTTGTCACGGCGACAAGGTTTGCCTTTGCCGCTTCCGCAGCCGCCTCGGCATTTGCAAGGATTGACGAGTCTGGAATGCTTGCAACATTCGCTTCATAATCTCGAACCCTAGCAAGAGCAGACTGAGTTTTCCCGACCTCGGAATAGGCGTCAGCTACTTCTTGAACCTCGCCCTTCAAGCCTTTTGCATATTCAGTCGCAGAAACAAATGCACGATCCGCATTCATCTGACCGAACAGGAAGTCATTCGCGGCAGCAGTAAGGCCAGCAATGGCTTGCGCCGTTTCAATCAGGATCGGCGCAAGATTGATCAGCGCAACGCTAAGGTTGGCAGAAATCACAGATGACATCGCATCCAGCTTATCGCCAGCATCGGCAGCCTGCCGGATGATGTCTTCATCAATTACAACGCCCAATGACTGCGCTTCCTCACGCATTCTTGCGAGTCCGTCAGAACCCTCAGAAAGCATGTTGATCATCTTGACGCCGGATTTGCCAAACAGATCGGCGGCAAGTGTTGCGCGCTGCATTGGGTTTTCGACAGCAGCGATTTTGTTGGCGATCATTTCCAAAGCATTAGGCAATGGCACAGATGCAAGATCAGTTGCTGACAGGCCAAGTGCCTGCAATGAGTCCTTAGCCGCGCTGCCGCCGCCCGCTGCATCGCCAAGGTTCTTTGAAAGAACGACAAGCGCCTGCTGCAAGGTATCTTGCTGAATGCCGCTCATTTGAGCCGCATAGCGCAACTCCTGCAAAGCCGTTGTTGTGATGCCAATCGAGTCTGCGGCATCAGCAAGATCGCCCATGCGGTCAGCGGCGGCCTTGATAGAGGTTGCAAGTTGCTGGAAAACTGCGACAGCGGCCAAGCCTTGCGCTGCGACAGCCAGCTTGCCGAACATGTCTCCAGCGCCAGACAAATCCTTGTTGGCCTTTTGCGCGAACTTTTCAATGCGCCGCGAGTTTGCCGCCATAGCTTTGGCAAACTCTTTGTCCTTGGCGGCCAAGATGATGTTTAGCTGTTCAGCACTAATTGCCATCAACCTGCCTCACAAGTTCGCGGAACTGCTCCGCTGTCATCGCGTCATCACCGGGCTTCTTCGGCGCATGTGCATCATGCCAGCCTTGGAAAACAAGCCAAGCGTCTTTCGGGATCATATCACGGATTTCTTCAGGGCGTAAGCCGATGACGATCCCGTTCTTGATCATGCCTCTGACGTTTAATCTGTCAACTGCTGGCCCTCTGGCGGCTTTTTTTTTGAGGCTTTTTCCACCTCTTCCGCCGTGTCTGGCATGAAGGCGATGCCGAGGACGGCCTGCGCGATCTGGTAAAGCCGCAAAAGGTCAGCAGGAGTTGCGGACGATAAAACCTTGTCTGCCTCTGCATCCTTCATGCCGCCGCCGACAAGTCCCAATGCCAAAAGGTCTTTAACCTCAGTGCTGGTCGGCTTCTTGCCACGGCCAAAGACGCCTTCCCAGAAATCAAAGATGCCTCGGTGCTTATCCTCAAACCGCTCAATCTCACGATTGCGGAGCAGGAAAACGTAAGAGGTGCCGCCGATATATTCGACGACACCTCCACGCGGCGCTTCTGCCGTGATCGTCATTAAGCAGCCGTGAACGTGACTGCGCCAGTGCTGGCCAGCGACAGCGAGTAGGTCACGCCGCCTTCAGTCTCGCCGCCAAATTCCAGCGACTCGATGTAGAAAGCACCTGCATAGGTGCCGAAAGCCGGAACGGTGACGGTGAAGTTAGCCTTCGCGTCAGCCAGCATTGCCACGGTGTTCATGCGTGCTTCGGTGGTGCTGTCCTCAAAGAAGCCATCGCCAGAGATCGAAACGCTTTTCAGGCCGCCGAGGTTTTCGGTCCACAGTGCGCCGCCGGGAGTGGTGCAATCCGGGGTGGTCACGTCGATCAGCGAGTTGTTGATCGTCATGGTCTTGCTGTTCAGACCGCAAAGGTTCGCAAAAGCCTCTGTGGGTGATGCGCCATCGCCAATCTTTACGAGCAGGGCGCGTCCAAGTTGTTTAGCCATGATGGCCTCCGTTTAAAGGGCTTGCCCAAGGCCCGTTGCTAGGCTCACTCGAGCAATGCCCGAAGCACGATCACAGCCGTATAGCCACGGCCATCAGGGTCTCTTGTAACACTGTGGGTCTGGAAAATCAATTCGACCAGCGTGAACCCGGTGACGGTGACGCTTGTCTCTTGGCGATGCAAAGCAGCCTGCACAGCCTCAACAATCCGCACAGCCTCGACCCGTCCAGATGCCGATCTGCTTTCGGCTTCAAGGCTGATATCGACAGAGACGCCGACAGTGGTATCTGTATCGGCGGCAGTGGGCGTGATGTCACCAAAGCGCAGATAGGGGAATGTGACGCCCTGCGGCGGCTCGTCATAGATGCGCGTTGAAACCAGCGTAGTCACGCCAGCGTTGGCGACCAAAGCAGCCCGCAGACCCTTTTGCAGTGCAAGCGCGAAACCGTCAGCCATTTGTCGCCTCCTTCAAGCCGCGTCGAATGGCAGACTTTACGCTTCTGCTAAACTTCGGAGCCTGCAATTTCTGGGCCGTGCGGATATAAGGCTGCGCCGCTGTCGTGCCGCGATTGCCCTTCTGGCGGCCAAATTCGACGGCCTTTGCCTTGATTTGATCATCGCGTGTTGGCGGTGCAGCTTCGACCGAACCGATCATGCCACCATCGTCGTATTTGGTATGAATCCAGCCTTTCAGTTGGCCAGACTTCACAGGAACAAGGCTGCGGGCCATTCTTGCCGCTTGTTCTGTGTTCAGCTTGATGGACTTCACAACATTGCGGTGGACGGCTTCAGGAGCGTCCCGCAATTGCTTGGCCAGTTTCGCCGCGCCAGCAACCTTCACGTCGCCACCCCGCGCTCAAGCAGGAACTCAATCACCGCGTTCTTGCTGTCGATGTGGGTCACGTTCTTGATGGCCCAAGTGTAACCACGGACGACAACGCGGTCGGCTGCCGTGATTGCCCTTGTGATCGTATCACCACGGCAACGCATGGTGGCCATCGCCACATCGTTCAGCGCACCGCCTTCAATCGTTTCCTTGCCCGTGCGTTCACGCAGATCGGCCCAGCGCACGCCATATTCGGACCACCCGGTGTAGACGTTGCCATAAGCATCAACAGCGCCTGCATCGAGGCGCTGGAATGTAGCCCGTTCACCGAAAGCGCCAGCCTTAGCCATACCAAGAATTCCGCTCAATGTTCATCATTTCCATGAAGCCGTATGGCAGATCTTGCATCTGCTTTTCCTGCGTCGTCTCGCGGTTTTCATACCAGTGCGCCACCAGCATCATCAGCCCGTGCCGAATAGTCTGCGGCACGCTTGTGGACGCATCTCCATACCCGATCACATACTCGATCTTGATGGCATCATCACGGGTCTGCGTGACAGGCCAAGCCTTGCCCGTCTTTGGCGTGATCGTAATCCTGTTTGGCGTGCCGAAGACATTGAAGTCGGCCAGCGTTGCGGTCTGCAACACGCCGTCAATGTCGTAATACTTGATGGCAGAAACAGACTGCACCGGGCCAAGCGAGAGCATCACAGTGCTGGGGTTTGGCGCAAGCCACTCACCCCAAGTCTGAGTGATCATCGCGCGGCCAAGCACGCCTTGCACGTCCACGAAGGCAACGGCGGCATTGACCAGCCGCTCAATGATGGTGTCGTCATCATTCCCCTCCACGCGCATCTGTGCCTTGGCCTCGGCCACAGAAATGGGCAAGGCGGCTGGCGCGGTGACGCGGACGAGGGAAAACTGCGGAGACAGCATCTGTTATTCCTTCACGGCTTTCTCAACAGCGGTCTTTTTGACAGCGCGTTCAACCTTGGCTTCGACATCAGCGAAGCCCTCGGCAATGCCTGCCTCAATGTAGCGTGCGGCGGTCTCATCGGCGCAATCAATCACGTCGCCCTTGTTGTGCGAGAAATCAATGCCAGCCATCGATGTGAGCAAACGAACCTTAGCCATGTCGGCCTCCTTTTGTGGGACGGGCGGGACCGAAGCCCCGCCCAGTTTTCAGATCAGGCCTTAGGAAGCGGCGGTGATCAGGTGCTTGACGGCAGCGGTGTTGGCCAGCACGCCGTCGAAGCGGATGTAGCCGAGGATGCCGTAGTCGGGAGCGAAACGCTCACGAGCCACGAACAGCGACGGACCGCCGACCTTGCGGACGTAGAACTTCGACATGTCGCCGAACAGCATGACCTTCTTGGCGGCAGCCAGCGAGTCCATTGCTTGGTTCACGACCACGTTGTAGCCGAGAATGTTCTGCGGGACGCCAGCCTGATAGTTGCCCATCTGCCAGAGGTAGTTGCCCTGACCGTCCTTCAGCTTGCGGACAGCGGCGAGGGTGCTGTCGTTCATCATGATGGCGGTGTTGGGTGCCGAGCGGTAAGCCGGGTTGACCGAGTGGATCAGGTCGATGATCTCGTCGGCGGTCACGGCTGCGGTCGCGGCTGCGGTCTTGCCGAGCGTGGAGGTCGTAACGATGCCTTCAACGTCCGACGAACCCGAACCAGTGGTCAGCTTCGAGTTGGCGATGCGGCCCATGCGCTCACCCAGCAGCTCACCCAGCAGCGATTCCATGTTCAGGATGGAGTCGTTTGCCAGTTCATACGACCAACGCACCCACTCGGTGTCGAAGGCATATGCGCCGAGGGTCTTCTGGCCAAAGGTCACGTCCTTGCCGCCGTCGTCGGTCGGCTGGGTGCCTTCCGTGTGGGCTTCGGCAGCGACAGTGGTGTCGTCAACGGTCGGGATGTTGAACGTGTTGCCAGCCGTGGTGTTGATCACGGTGAACAGGTTCGAGTCGTACATCGGACCAGTGGCGATCATGGCCTTCTCAATGAAGGTCGCCAGTTCGGTCGGGACGGTGTAGCCGCCAGCCGAGTTGGTGCCAGCGGTCTGCGTGCGGAGTTCGTTGCTACGCAGAACCTGACGCACTTCGCCGTCCAGACCATCAACGCCGCCGTTGGCGATCATGGCATAGAAAGCTGAGCGGTAGTCGGTGGCAAAGCCAGCGTCCACGGCAGGAGCCGAGGTGCGCTCAGCGACAGGGCGCTTCGACAGATCAACCGAGTGAGCAGCGCGGATGGCGGCATCGGCCTTTTCCATGCGCTGGGCAACGCCCGACAGGCGGTCATGCTCAGCCATCATGGAGTCAAACTCGCGCTCGATTTCAGCGGCGCGGGCTTCTTCGGTCTTGTCCGTCACTTCTGCAAGTTTGGAACGGGCTTCCGTGGCGATACGCGCCATCTTCTCCCGCAGGTCTTTCACGTCAGCCATGATGGCCTCCTACATTGTGCCTTGCCCAAGGGCTGGGGGTTTGGGCCAACAGCGGGAGACCGCCGTTATTCTTCAGCCTCAAAATCCTTACGTTCCCATGCTTGGCAGGACCGCAGGTTGTGGCAGATAAATTCAAGTTTTTCGCACCAACCGCGACCGCCAGCGTTGGTGTCGAAGTCATTGCGCGGGATGTCTTCCATCGCCTTGAGCATTTCAGGCGTGTTGTTGAAATACTCGCAGTTCGCGCAAAGCTGGCGACGGGCTTCCGCCTCGTTGATGCTCCAGACATCGGCCATCTTTGCCCAGTATTCTTGGTTCGCGCCGGGTTCATCAGACGCGGCTTCTGGGCCGAGGTTCCAGTTTTCGATGGCGTTCTGCGTGTTGATCGCATTGACGCTGCCAGAAACGATCTCAGGCTGCGGCTCAGGCGGCAGCATGTATTCGTTGCGGGCCTCAATGCCAGACAGCGTTGCTTTCATCCGCATACGGCGGGCGGCCTGAGACTTGGCCTTAGCCTCGCGGTGTTCTTGCAAAGAACGCAGGGCGATCTCGGTGCCGTCATAGGCTGGCGTCGTCACGATGGACACGTCGAACAACTGCGCCTCTTGGATCGTGCGGCGAGGCGGGTTTGCCCGATCATCCCACTTTTGGCGAACAGGGCGGAAAGCAAACGACATCTTGTCCAGATCACCGCGCTTCATCTTCGGCACGATGCTGCGGACATCTGGATCGGATTGGTCAAGCATCGCTTCCATGTAAAGCCCGCGCTGATCTTCCTTCAGCGTCAGCGTGCCTGACCGCGTGCGTGCCAACGGCAAGCCTTCATGGTTGATCAGGAAAACCACGTCATCGCGCTTGATGGCCGCCTTGAAAGCCCCGCGCTCAATCATCTCGGTGAACATGCCACCGATGTTGGTTTCCTCGCCGAAGACGGCGGCATAACCAGAAACCTTGATTTCGCCCGTTTCATCTTCGCGGATTTCGACAGGAACTCCACGGCGGATTTCTTTTTCAGACATGCTAAGCCCCGTTTGTTCCGGCGATTGTATCACAGCACGCCCTTCCTCGTCCACGGCCTCGTCTTCAAGGATTCTATTGGCCCAAGACTGCCCCGGATCGCCACCCCAAAGCGCCCACGCGATGCGGCCATTCGATGGGTAGCCATCTTCGCCGGGACGGAAACCTTCGGCTTCCTTGTCAACTTCATGCCGCGCAAAGTAGCTGACCATGCGCTGCACGGTGTCCATCGAAAGATCGACCTTGTTGGAGATATCCCGCGCACGGGCAATGCCAACCTCGGTGCCGCCGCGCCCGAACTCACGCCGCCAATCAAGGCCGCGCTGGGCCTCGTCAGCCATCGCGTCGTTAGGCACTGGCATCAGGCGCTCCCGTGTTGGGCTGGCTTCCCAAAGGCACGGTCGCGCCTTGAATCAGCAAGTCATCGCCGTTTGCCTTGGCTTCCATGTTCTCAATGGCGCGCACCTCGTTTGGCGTGCGGATGCCGTTTTGGATCGACGTAGCATAAGCCTCCATCCGCGACTTCAGATCGCCGCGCAGGAGGCCGTCCACATTGAATTCCACATAGAAATCAGAGCCGCGCCCGAAGAACTTAAGGTTCATCTCCTGCTCGAACTGCTCGACCCACCGCTTCACGGTGTGCTTCACGAAGTGCAAATCCTGCTGTTCCGTGTTGCTGAACGTGCCGTGGGTCAGGTCTTGCAGGAACACAGGCGGCAAGGAGTAAATCCGGGCGATCTGTTCGATGCTGAACCGCTGCAACTCCAGAAGCTGCATGTCCTCTGGCGAGAATCCAATCGATTTCAATTCATGGCCAAGAGGCAGAGCCATGATCGGGCGGCCTTCCTTGGCCAGCTTCAAGGTCGTGGCGGCCACGTCCTCCGATGCCCGGTTGGCAGCCGCGCCGGATTGGAACGGGCCTTGCAGCACTGCGGGCGGGATGCCGCCGGATTGAAAAGCCTTGGAGCCGTAACGGCTGGCCGCAATGGCCATCCCGATGGCGTCTTTGTTCTGCGAAATCGGCCCGCGTGCGTCCGTCATGTTGGCTTTCAGCATGAACGGCAGGTCGAGAACCTCGCTGGCCTCATAGACCTTGGCGTTGACCCGGTAAATCTTGCGGCCATCGATCAGGCGCTCAACGCGAACCTTCGTCGGGTCCAGCGGATACAGGTTGACGATCTGGCCCAGCGCGTTGCGCTCAATGTAAGTGACGGCACGCCCGCCCGTCAGAACCTGCTCGAATGAGTATTTGCGCCACTCGAAAGACGACATGTCTTCGTTGATCACGTCGTGCAGGATCAGCGACAACTCGCTGTCAACCTTTGATCGCCCGCCGTCCTCGTCCTTGCGGTAAACGTGCAGGGGCAGGCCCGCGATGGTGCCAGCGATGAAGTTGACCGCCGCCCAGACCGCAGGCACGCCCAGCGCCGTGTCCACGTTGACCGTGACGCCGGATGTCGCGTAAAGATCACCCCAGCCCATGATCTGCAAGAAGTCATTCGCAGACACAGGCGCGGTCGGGTTCTCCAGATTGCGGTTTTCCGCTTTGCGGAAGCGATCAAAAAAAGCCATCAGACCCGATCCATAAACGCGGTTTTGCGGAAAGATAACACATCAAAGGCTAAGCGTAAAGGAAGGGTCATCCCACGGCGACGAGTGCTGGATTCCAGCATCGTGCGATTCAACGCCAAGAGCCATTGCAAGGGCGACCACGCCGTCGATCCGGCCAGATGATTTGGCCTTGGTCAGCTTGCGGTCGCCCGCTGGGCTGCGCTCTGCCACCGCGTTGGCGGCGCACATGTTCATCACCGGGTTCGCCCCGTGCCTGATCTTGCGTTCGGCCACCAGCCGCTCCAACTTGTCAACCGCTGGTGCCATGTCCTTGAAGCCCTGCCCAAACGGCTGCATCGGCAGACTCACCCCGATGGCGTCCAATTCCCGCGTGAAGTCATTGATGCGCCAGCGGTCATAGGCCAACAGTTGCAGATCGTATTGGTCAGCCGCGTCGGCCACCGCCTGCGCCACGATGGCCGGGATGATTACCGGGCCATCAATCAGCGTGATGAAGCCCTGATCCGCCCAGACATCATAAGGCACCTTGTCCTCCTTGGCCCTCTCACGGATGCCCTGCGCTGGCATGAAGAACTGAGGCACAACGTGGTAGATGCCGTCCTGCGGGAACACCATCACGAAGGCCGTCAAGTCTCGGCTGGCCGACAGGTCAAGCCCAGCATAGCACAGCGCGCCCGTCTCAACCTCTGGCTCCTCGGCGTTGGCCTCCCATTCGCTGCGGTTCAGGAACGGGCTGGTAGCCTCAATGCGCTGGTTCAGGAACAGCCAGCGGAAGCTGTTCTCCTTTGCTGGCAGGCGGTCGGCTTGCTTGGCGAAGTCCTCAATGTCGGTCAGGCTGCGAAACTCGCCCAAGGCTGGGTTGGCCGCCTCCCACGCTTTGCGGTCCATCACCTCGCAGCCTTCCGGCGCGGTGTAGACATGGCTCACAATCCGCTTGTCCTTCGCGTTCTTGGCGTCATCCAGCCAGATGCTGAACAGGTCGCCATCTGTCGCCGCCTGCGTGCTGATGGCAATCAACAGCGGATCGTCATGCGCGCCCTGTGCGGTTTCAATGGCTTCGATGAAAGCATCGGTCGGCCCGCGCACCTGACCCACCTCGTCCAAGATCGCCAGCACAGGTGAAAGGCCGTGGGCCGTCCCAGCCTCCGCGCTGATGGCTTTGTATTCCACGTTCATCGGCAGTCCGATCAGCGATTTCTGCGACGGCACGATCCGCACAATCTTGGATAGTTCCGGCGAGAGCCTGACCATCTTTTCGGCCAACTTAAAAACAAGGCTGGCCTGATCCCGACTACGTGCGCCGCTGATGATCTGGCTGTTCTGCCGTGCCTCTGGTCCAACGATGTGGGCAAGCAGGATCGCGGCGATCAAAGCCGATTTGCCGTTCTTACGACCAACCGACAAATAGGCGCGGCTTGTGCCTTTCGGGTTGTCGTAGATGTCCAAGATGAATTTGCGCTGAAAAGCCATCAGCTTGAACCGCTTGCTGACCAGCTTGCCCTCTGGGATCATGCAATACCGCTCAATAAAAGCGCAAACTTTTTCACCGCGTGTCATGCGGCCTCACGTTTTGCGGTCATCTGCTCAAACGTCTCGCCCGTCGCTTCCAGCGTTGCCTCTTGCCCGGTGAAGTCCTGCCAGCGTTTGACGATCACGTCGCAGTATTTCGGGTCAAGTTCCATCATGCGGCAGTCGCGGGCTGTCTTTTCGCAGGCGATCAGCGTGGAGCCAGAGCCGCCGAATAGGTCGAGGACAGAAGCCGAGGCGCGTGTCGTTTTATCCAGCGCCTCAACAGCCAATGCCACAGGCTTTTGCGTCGGGTGAACGTAGGTTGAAGCGCCATCCTTGTTGACCGTCCAAACGCTTCCGATCCTCTTGCCGCATAGTTCCGCACCACGGTGCCAAACCAGCGCAATTTCATAATCGCTGTAGAATGTCTTTTTCAAATCCCCGATGCCGCCACCCGGCTTATGCCAGACAACGATGTTCGTTGGATATCCAAGCCCAGCGAATTGTTCGATCCATTTGGTCTGAACCTTCCAGCTTGTCCAGACAAACACCCATCCCGATGAACACGCCTCAATGATTGGCGCAACATCCAGAAATGTGTCATCATTCTTCAATATATCAAACTTAGCTGATTTCATGCGCTTATTAGACTGGTATTCCACCCCATAAGGCGGATCAGTGAACACCATGTCAGCCTTCCTGCCCGCCATTAGCTTGTCCACCGCATCAATGCTTGTGCTATCCCCGCACATCAGCCGATGCCGCCCGAGAACCCACACGTCGCCTTCAACCGTGACAGGCACCGCAGGAACCTCTGGAACGGCGTCCTCGTCAGTCAAGCCTTCTGTCTCATCGGCCATCATGGCGGCCAACTCGTCATCGCTGAAGCCCATCAGTTCGCCAAACTCGCCACCGAGATCGCGCACCTCAACAAGCAGCGCCTCCATGTCCCAAGACGCATTCAGGGCCAGCTTGTTGTCCGCGATGATCAGCGCACGCCGCTTGCGCTCGTCCATGCCAGTCACGACAATGGCAGGCACCTCCGTCATGCCCAGCTTGCGCGCAGCCATCACACGGCCATGCCCAGCGATCAGGTTATTCTGCTCGTCGATCAGCACAGGGTTGGTGAAGCCGAAAGCCCGAATCGATGCCGCGATCTGCGACACCTGATCGTCGCTGTGTTCCCGGCTGTTCAAAGCATACGGGATCAGGTCGGCCACCAAGGCCACCTTGTGATCATAAAACTTGCTGTCCATCAATTTGCCCTCGGCATTGCTATCAGGTCTTCATCCTCAAATGATGCCATCACGTTGCGTGCGTCAACTGCTGTTCTCGCCGTCGCGTTGATCGTACGCGGATCGGCGTGCATCTGGTTCAACGACATTGAGCGGATCACCGCAAGCTGCCGCCGCTCCAGCGTATCGATGACCGCAAGCAGCGGGTTGGCAACCAGCGTCTCCCGCTTGTTCTTGATCAGCACGCCGCTGCGATCCAGCGTTTCCTGATGCCTGCGAATGTCAGCCTCCATGCGGACCACTTTGGCCAACAGCAGCAGGTCCATATCCCGCCAATCCTCGCGTGCGCGCGCGCGGCTGAACTGATCCCAGATCACGCGTTCAAGATCGGTTCGCAGTTCAATGCCTTCTGGCAACGGCACGCTGGACATGGCCCCGCTGAAGTTCTCCACGGCTGCCGTGACGCTGTTTTTGTCGCTGCGTAGCTTCTGGCTCACGTTGTTTCCCCGGTTTTTTCCGTAAACGCGTTAAAAGAAAAG